AGTTTATGACATTCACACCACACACTCTCACACCATCTCAGACCATCCGCAGATAATACCGCACTACTATTGTAGATTATTCTCCCGGCATGGTAACGGCGCAAAGTCTTGCTACTATCTATAGCAAAATAAATCCGCCGATTCTGGCCCACTGCTAGACTGAACCCTGCTAGTCTAGCCTCCTTTATGTGCGCGTGGCGTGGGCGCGTGGCGACCCCCCGGGGCACCCCTTTTTTTCTAGCGCAATGGCGTTATATTGTACACACTCACCATCAGGACATTTTACCCTTCATAAGAATTCTCTAATATGGACGAAGATAAGAAAAATATAGGACTGATGGATGCGATTGGGGGAACTCTTGAAACTGCGGCTTATATTCCGCAGTCGTTAGGCTCTGTATTACTCTCAGCATTAGAGGGAGGGGTATCTAAAATTACTCCAGAATTTTTGGGTGGTGGAACTTTCGGGGAAGGGTTTAACAGGGGGTTAGAAAGGTATAATTATCAACCCCAAACAGAGTCAGGAAAATCGTCTATTGACGTTGTAAATAAAGGGATGGAGTATTTAGACTGGCCTTTTCAGCAGTTTGGTGAGGGAATAGAAGAGGGCGCTACCCTTTTGGGGGCATCCCCTGAAGTTGCTGACTTTTTTGGTAATGCGGCATATTGGGGAACGAGTCTATTATCCCCACTTCCCGGCGGCCCGACCAAAGGTTTGCTAAGTGTCGCTAAAGGTCGCCCCGGCGCTAGATTCGGATCGGGTTGGGGGCGTGGAAAAATTGCAGGATCAGCGGCTGATAAATCCCAAATCCACAGAGAGGGGTGGTACAAGGATATTGTAAAGGGTAGAAACCCATTAGCCGTTGTTAATACAGCAGGTGAAATGGTTAGGGAAGGTTTATGGCAATCCTTATCTCCAGTGGAGAGGGCGTGGTATAAAGAGCGCGGAATGTCAAGAATGTCCCAAGAGGCCATAGAAGATAATATAACTCGTATCCGAAACTTTGAGGGAGTGGATCAAAGTGCTTGGCTAAAGAATAAGGTTGATGATTATTTGCGTCAAGATGTGCCTAGAAAAGCGGCAGAGAAAAAGGCAGCGAAGGATTTAGCCGACGAAAGAAGTGCGGTAAATAAAGCCAAAAGAAATGTAATTTCTGATTACTCTAATCAGTATGTAATGAAAACTATATACGACCCAGATAATCCGGCCATCCAACCCGGAACACCTTTGTACCAAATTAATGAGCAAATATTCCCAAGCAAAATAACCACAAACGCTACGGAAATGAATCAAAACCCATCAGTAATATCTAATGCTTTGGGTTTAAATGTTGACGAAAAAGTGGCAAGCCATATAACCTCCAGAATAACAGAAAGATTTACTCCAATACAGGATGGAAAACCTGTTGTTTTAGCGCATAGAACGGAAGGTGCAGATGTAACAGGTGGTCAGATGAGAGGTGCGGTACATACAGCACCACAAAACCCACAAAACGGATTAGGTGAGGCTTGGGACAGATTGATGTCCAGAAATGAGCCTGTAACACTAGAAGGTTTAAATAAAGAGTTATCCTTAATTAATGCAGAAAGAGCATCTTCTGGGAAAAAACCTTTTCCTTCTCTAAGAAAAAGTAAGGAAGAAAATGGGCTTATTAGTTACGAGTTTCAAGTTAATGCTGGCCCAGACCCACTCACAGGCTCTGTAGACGTTATAGGAGTATTTAACCCTAAAACTGGAAAGATATTTCAAGTAAGTATGGATAGAATGGCTTTAGGAGCGGGGTTAGGAATTGTAGATAAAATTGGAGAAATGGGGGCCAAACAACATTGGATTTCATTAACCCCGGCACAAACCTCTGTTGGTAGATTACACCTAACTAAATACGGCCTAGATAACGAAAGTTTGTTAGAGTTAGCGGGAGCAAATCCATCTGCTAAAGGTTTATTAAATAAGGATGGTTATTTATCTCCAAAGGGGCGGGCTATTGTAAATGACGCTTTAGACGAGATTGGGGAAGCGCCTTACACTGGAACCATACCAAAACCAATTACCGCAAAAACCGCTCACGGAATGATGCCGCAAAAACTTGAAATGCCTAAGAGAAAGATTGCAGAAGAAAGTCTTTTAGGATATTCCAGAACCGCTCCATTTCTATCAGAAGAGGCTAGAAGAAGAAGTGAGAACTGAAAAACAGGAAACATTTATTGAGCAATACTGTCTGCATGGGTGTGCCGCTAAAGCCGCGCAGATTGCAGGGTATTCCCATCCCAAGCAAAGAGGGTATGAGTTAAAAAATCAGTTCGCCAGAGAGATTGAGGATCGCACTCGCAAGATGATTCAGGACTGTGTACCCGGTGCATTGATGGTTCTCAAAAACCTCTCAGAAGGCGCTGAGAGCGAGTCTGTGAGGCTTGGCGCTGTGAAGGATATACTGGACAGGGCTGGTCTTAAACCCACTGAGAAGATCAAACAGGAAGTCTCACACGTTGAAGAGAAATCCACAGAAGAGTTACAGAGGGAACTAGAGGCTTTACTTGGAACAAAACATTGAAGCGGCTATCCAGATAGCAAAAGAGTTAAGGAAGCGCGAAAGATATAACAAGATCGACTTCTACGATCCGTACCCATACCAACAGGAATTCCACGAAACAGGGGTAGGTAATAACCAACGCTTATTGATGGCGGCTAACCGTATAGGAAAGTCTTATTGTGGGGCCGCAGAGATGGCCTACCACCTTACAGGACTATATCCTAAATGGTGGAGGGGTAGAAGATTTAACAGGCCCATTACAGCATGGGCCGGTGGTGTGTCAAACGAAACCACCAGAGATATTGTACAAGCAGAGTTATTGGGTTCTCCCGATGATCCAGAAGCCTTTGGCTCCGGCGCTGTTCCTAGAGAATGTATTATAAAAACTGAACGCAAGCCCGGTGTTCCAAACGCCAAGTCCGTAGCCCTCATACGGCATACTTCAGGTGAGAACTCTTCTTTACACTTTAAAGCCTATGAAATGGGCGTAGACAAGTGGCAAGGTAGATCGGTAGATGTGGTATGGTTGGATGAGGAACCGTCCAGAGAACTGTACTCACAGAGCGTCACGCGAACCCTAGACAGGAGAGGAATGGTCTACATGACCTTCACCCCTGAGCAGGGGATGACTGAGACAGTCGCCGCCTTTATGAACCAAATAAAGAGGGGGCAAAGCCTAACCAACGCCACATGGGATCATGCTTCAGAACACGTAAAGTCCATGAATGGGAAGAAGGGGCATCTTTCTGAAGAGGCAATGGAACAAATCCTCTCTGCTTACTCCCCCCATGAAAGGGAGATGCGTAGATTTGGCAGACCCTCTATAGGTTCTGGCTTAATCTTCCCACTGAATGAAGAAGATTTAATGATTGATCCAATAGAAATACAGGATCATTGGCCGCGCATAGCCGCTATAGACTTTGGTTGGGATCACCCCACGGCTGTTGTCTGGTGTGCGATAGATAATGAAAGTGACACTTTCTACATATACGATTGCTATAGAGCATCCAAGGCAAGCCCCACGGTACACTCCGAGGTAATAAGGCAACGCCCTTATTTTATTCCGATAGCCTACCCGCATGACGGAAATCGCAGGGATAGCATGGGAAACCCCGGTCTTGCTGAACAGTATAGGGGCCATGGGTGTAACTTTTTATTACAGCACTTTACTAATCCCCCCGGGTTAGGGGAAAAGAAAGGCTCTAACTCAGTAGAGGAAGGGCTGATGGCTATGTTACAAAGTATGGAAAATGGAAACTTTAAAGTATTCTCTACCCTGTCTGATTGGTTTGAAGAGTTTAGAATGTATCACAGAAAAGAAGGTAAAGTAGTAGCCCTCCGTGATGACTTAATGAGTGCAACACGGTACGCCTTCCAATCACAACGCTATGCCATAGCAGGAACTGACCCCGAATGGACTAGCGATATAACTTATAGGAATTACGGAATTGTCTGATAAAGAACGAGAACTGATATCAAGAATTCAAGGAGAGATTAGAGGCTCTCTTGGGTATGATGGAGAGATATCGGAACAGCGGGAAAAGGCTCAAGAATACTACTATGCGTTGCCCTTTGGTAACGAGGTAGAGGGCCGCAGTCAATACGTTGATTCCACTGTTCAGGATACAATTGAATGGATTAAACCGTCTTTGATGAGAGTATTCGCCTCTGGTGATGAGATGGTTAAGTTTACACCTCACGGCCCGGAAGACGTAGAAGCGGCAAAACAGGCCACGGATTACGTCAACT